ATCAAATAAGAAGACTTGTTCGCATTTACTGTATAACTTGCCTGATGGAAGCATAGTTGTATTATAGTTTTTGCTTGAACATTTACGGCTTTTGAGTTCATAATATGTTTGCCCATCAAAAAAATCATATGTTGAATATTTATCGCTACTCTTCTGAATATTCGGATTGTTCCAGAAGTGCTTAATAGTCTTTAAAATCCTTGCTTCTTGAGTCATGCCATATTTGTAATCATTCGAGTAAGACATTATATAATATCTAAATATTTTATTTTTTTTATTATTTTAACTTAATAATTATCTATTGCTTTATATAATCGGCTTGAGTCGATAGACTATGGGACATAGCGATTGAGTCCTTCTTCATATCTTCCTTTTGTTGTCCATACTTATTAGATAAGTAAATGTGGCGAATCATGTTGACCGAGACTTTAGACTTAAATATTTTGTTAAGCATTTTCGTAATATTAGGACTTGTATAAGACTTACCAAGTAAAAACTCAGATGGGTTCTTACCATGATAGGATTCGATAATTCGGTATAAGTCTTCGGCTATGGGCTCACTCTGTTCGCCCATTGTTTTAACAGTCTTATATTTCCTAAATATGAACTTTTTATTTTTCATATCGCAATAATTATTAACCCCATCATCAACCATCTTCATATTTGTATAATCTAAAGCCCGCCTTGGTGGGATATCTACATATAAAGATAATAGTAAATGTTCAATAGAATCAGGCTTTAATGCATCCCTAATTGCCATGATTTCAGGCCAAGACATCCAATTATCGGTTTGCTTTTGCGTTTTAATTCCGCTCGATTCTACTTTTTTTAAATCAGTATTAACATTATTAAGCAAAGCGAACCATCTATTATAAACAGTCTTCATCTTTGGCATTTGCTTAAGAACCGAACACGCAGAAATAATATAACTTCTCTTCGAATTATCTGAGTAATCCGCTACCAAGCCTAAACATTTAGGCATATCTTTAAGAAAATTTAAGTTCTTGATAGGCGAACCATTATTTAACTTGCGTAGATTAGACAGGTACAATTTTTTTGAGTTGTCAGATAACCCTTTTTCTTCAAAAATTTTATTAATAATATCCATTTATCTATATAATATATCTATTATTTTATTTTTTCATAATAGAATATTTTTCATAATAGAATAAATTTTTATAATAGTTATATTATATAATGGCTAATAGAGAAATCTTTTTAACAACAGGCGTAAATGCTGGCAAAATCAACCCTTCATATATTGTTGCAGTTCCCCCCGTAGAAACGCCTTCACTTACCGAAGTTCTGGGGGCTGGGTCTTTTTTAGGTGTAGGGCAAACTATTACAGGAAGCGACCCGTCTAATGTAGCATTATTTAATACAATGCAATGCCTTCATCTACAATCGGCGGGTGCCCCTATCATTAATGATATTTCTGTAGAAGCAAATTTAAACCTTGTTGATTCTCAGTTGCAATTCGTAAGTGATGCTTTTATCAATTGCAACACTCAATCCCTTTCAAAGAGTGTGCTTAATACAGTTAATAATTCTGGGGCAATCACTTATAACTTTGCCGAAGATAATATAAGTTATGATGCTACAGCGCAAACATGTCATATTGCGGGGACTACTACCTTTGACTCATTGCCCCAATGTTCGGCTGTTCCTGGTGCAGATGATGAATTATGCAACAAGCGATATGTTGATTTGCAGATTGCGGGCGGGACTAATGCGAATAGTGTTGATACATATGCATTTTCATCAAATCAAGACTTCTATATCGCAACTGTTGCGGGTTTAACTGGCTCGCAACTTGTAGGTGGTGCAACTGGATATACGTATAACCCAAGTTCTGGATTGCTTAAAGTTCCTAATATTCAAACTGGAACATTGCAATATTCGATTCTTGACCCCGCAATTCCCGCAGGTGCTACGGGTGCTACGGGTGCGACTGGCGAAAGAGGGTTGCAAGGTTTGCAAGGAATGCGTGGATTGCAAGGCGAAACTGGTGCAATTGGTGCGACTGGTGCGACTGGGCTTGATGGTGCAATTGGTGCGACAGGTGCGACTGGGTTTGATGGTGCGACTGGTGCGACTGGGCTTGATGGTGCAACTGGTGCGACTGGTGCAACTGGTGCAATTGGTGCGACTGGTGCAAGTGGTTCAGATGCCAACGCGGCGCTTTGGGCTGGATATACGGCATCTCAGAGTGTCAATATGGGATTGAATGATATAACTAATGCGAAAGATGTATATGCAACTACTGTAAGAGTTAATGGTGCTACATTATCAACCGTTGCGGGAAGGTTTAGGTGCAATCTTCCCTTTAATTGTGTTGGTGATATTGTTGCTCAAAACTACGGAACAGAAGGGAGTTTTTATAATAATGGGCTTCAGGCTCTAATTTGCAATTCAACAATGACTATAAACAAAAATAATAATTTAATATCATCAAATACAAATGCAAGCATTACGGGAATGAACCAAATAACATGTAATCAGTTAAATTATACTACTTTGAATCCCGCTATCCCCGCAGGTGCTACGGGTGCGACTGGTCTTGATGGTGCGACTGGTGCGACTGGTGCGACTGGTGCGACTGGTGCAAGTGGTTCAGATGCTAACGCGGCGCTTTGGGCTGGATATACCGCATCTCAGAGTGTCGATATGGGATTACATGATATTAATAACTCTAATATTATAACCGCTAAAAGTCTAAATATAGATGGACTCACACTTTATAAAGGACTAGGTAGATTAACGACATCATCGGGGTTTTCATCTCTCGGCGAACTTATAGGCAACTCAATTGGAACAGAAGGTATTATTTATAACAATGGCGAGAATGCTTTATTTTGTAATTCAACACTAACAGTTAATAAAACCGATAATTTGATATCATCAAATACGAATGCCTCAATTTCTGGTATTAACGAGATTACTTGCAACAAATTAAATTATACAACACTTTCGCCGGAAGTAGGCTTCAATCCGAAGAATACTTATTATGTTTCAAAGAATGGAACTGATGCGGTTGGTGGTGGCGGTGTTCTTAATCCATTTAAAACAGTGCAATATGCGATAAATGTGAGTGAAGCAGTTTGGGATGGTTCGGGGACTAATATAATTATTTCATTTGGTTCATATGTTGAAAATTTGACTATTACTAAGCCAAGAATTCAATTTACCGGCCAAAGCCAAAGCCGTTATGTTAATGTTATGTCGAATATTACAGGAAATATTACAATTACAAGCAACTCTGGGAATACAGTTGATATGTTTAACAATCAAATCATGTTTTGTGGCTTGCAATTAGTCTCTGTTGTCGGCGGAAGCCAAACTTGCATTCTTGATTATTCAAGAGGGTCGCATACATTGGTTGTTGTTAATTGCTTCATGTATGCAAGCAGAAATATGATTAGACTAATACCCGATACAAGCCAAGGCGATAATCCCGACTGTAGGTTATACTTGGAAGGGTGCCAATTAGCGGGAAGTCTTACGGCTTTGACAGGAACGAATTTATGCACTCTTAGTTATGGTGGTTTGACTATTAACAATAACATTATTACATCCGCAAGCAATCAGAACCTCTTTGTAATTGATGGAACGGCAAGGATATTTCTTTTTACCAATAACCAATGCACACAAGATAATGCTTCGGCAACTCTTGCTTCTATGATTAGTTATAATTCATCATTCAAGACATTGATTTTTGGCAACAACGCATTCTTGCAAAGTAGTGGAACAAGCAAAACGCCCGTTAATTCAAGCGGAGTCAATTATATTTTACATGTAGTAAATGGATTAACTGGAAATTCAGTAAGCCTTATTGGAAACTTTTTCTCTTGTGTTGGAACAAGCGGGAATATTATCGGGTATCAAACCCTAAGTTCAACATCTGGCATTACTTATTACTCAAATAATGCAACAAGTGGCGGTGTTAGTATTGAGGGAAGCCTTGGTGTCTCTAAGTTTCCATTGCCAACATTGGCTTAATAGTCTAAATATTTATGATATAATTAAGTTTAAAATATTTAGAGTATTACTAAGACTAAGCATTAATTAATTAGGGTTCTACCAACTTATACTGTTTGCTTGAACTTGCGACACATAACCCGATGCTAGAAAGCCCCCTGTAATAGTTCCGCCTTGTGTTAGATTTACTTGTGTGAAATGTATGCATAAGAATAAATTTCTTATGTTGGTTGGCGTTGCGTTGGCTGTGGTATACCATAGTTTGAAATATGGAATGGTATAAGTAAAACCCGAAACAAGAGGCGGAATAATTACTAATGTGTTTCCTTGTGCTGGGTTATAACTGGTTATGCTTTCGGCTAAGTATAACAATATCTCTGTTCCTGATGTAAATGGTGCAGATGAACCAAGGTCTAATGATAACATGCTAATATCAAGCGAAACTGAATGCAAACCAAAGTTTAGTGTAGTTGTTTTGGTGTAAATAGGCAAACTAAAAATTTTATCTGTCTGTTGCAAAACAGAAAGGTCTTGTGCGGTTGCGGAAAAGGCTTGAGTGAATATTGGTAAATTTGCCGATGTGTCAAGGATGTAATTATTAGTGTTATGTATCAAATCCGTTGCGGTCAAATTAATGCTATCTACATCATTAATTATCATTGGGGTTGCTTTAACAGAACCGCCTGAATATTGTTGAATATTGAAATAATTTTTGCCTGAAACAACATCGCCGAACAATTGGAATGTTTCCGTTGTTGGGGTGCTTTGAAGAACTATTGCGTTTGTTGTTGTATTGGCCATTGTGCAAATTCCAATGTTTGAAATGTTGCTTCCGCCGGCTGTGCTTCCAACGGCAAGAACTTGCGAAAGCGACGGAACAGTTGCACTTGGAAATGGCGGGTCAAGAGTAGTATATTTAACCGTTCCAACAGTCAGTTCGGCCAAATTTGTTATACTTCCCGCGCCCGCATCACTGCCTTTTGCTAACATTTGGGCAAATGTTTCAGTTGTTGCGGAAACTGGGGGATTAAGCGAGATATAGTTTAACGTTGAACAAGTCAAATCTTTAACCCCTATAATATCTTGGGTTCCCGCATCATTGCCCATTGCTAAAATATTTCCTAAATTAAGATTTGTCCCTTCCACGTATTGCAAATTAGTTAATGTGCAAGTGTCCCCACTATTTACGAAGCCATAAGCCATCATTTGATAATTATCTGGCGGTATTACTTGGTCTAATGCTGTTATATATGTTCCATTTACATATGTTTTCAGTCTATTGCCGGAAACCTCCATTCTGAGCAACACTGATAATCCGACATATGTATATGGTGCATTGGTTTGTATTGCTTGAATGTAGCCAACATTTGGATAAAAGAAGATTCCGTATTCAATAGGTTTTGCACTTGTCGGGTCTTTTGTATAACCAAAGGACATAGAATTTGAACCGCTATTACTAGTATAAACAAGATTGGCTTGTATTGTTGGATTAAATAAAGCATTTGTTGTATAAAACCCGTTGTCAATGCCTGAATGTGCGATGATGACTGTTCCATTAGTATATGTCGCAGATGGTAATAATGTTAAGTCTAATATTTGAGTTATGGTATTTACTATAAGCGTTTCAGTGCTAATAGCCGATATATTTATAATATCATGCCCGCCACCATCGCCCGAAGAAGCCAATATTTGGCTGAATGTTTGGGCTGTTGGCAAGGAAGGATTGAGTGTTGTATAGTTTAATGTTGAAACCGTTAAGTCTTTAACATTTGTTATATCTTGGTTTCCTGCATCGTTTCCCCCAGTTAAAACCTGTGTCAAAGTTGGTTTATTATAAAAAGAATCATAAATTGCCCCAGAAGTTCTTAGCCCATCTTTTGTAAGGGTCAATTGTGTATCAATAGATAATAATTCATCACCCGGAAGAGTTATTGATGCTGCATTTAGGATAGCATGTCCAGTCATATCTAAATTATCTGTTGCGGTTGCGACAAAAGGCGGTTTATTATAATATGAATCATAAATTAACCCCGGATTAGCACCGCCTTCTTGGGAAATACTAAAACCACTAGTTAGTGATGTTGAATCGCTTTGCATTGTTAATATCGGCTTAGTAGGCACTAAAATGCCATTAGGATTAAAAGCAATATAAGTTGTGCTTTCAATAGGATGCAAATTCATAATCAAAGGACTTGTAGCATTTCCGACCCATTGAGAAGGCGGAATTGGGGGGTTTAACGTGGTATAGTTTAATGTTCCCGTAGTAATAGCCGATACGTTTGTGATGTCATGCCCGCCACCATCGCCCGAAGAAGCCAATATTTGGCTGAATGTTTGGGCTGTTGGCAATGGCGGGTTCAATGTTGTATAGTTTAACGTTCCAACCGTTAAAGCCCCTACACCAATAATATTTTGACCGCTTGCATCATTTCCCGTTGCTAGCACATCCTCTAATGTTTGGGCGTGATTAGTAGCAAATGCTATATTCTGCACTTGTATCTCTGTTCCTACATAGGTATAACAATTTAAGTAATATGAACCATTAGGAATAGTTGCTTCTAATAAAGGCTGTTCAACAGAGTTTATATAACACTTAAGTTTAGTTCCTATAACGATTAAATCTAAAGTTATAGTTGAGAGTGTATAAGGTATAGCACCAGACCCGCCAATACTTGTTATATTGGTATCGGTTGGATAATAATAAATGCCATAATCGGGGGTTGTTGCTGTTGAACTTGATGAAAACCCGATTTTAACAGTATCAGAACTAGACATATTAAGTATTTGAACAAAACAAGAAAGCGAAGGGTTAGTTAGAGATTGATTTGATATAAAACCACTATTCGGGTTATCATTGAACATGTTTATATTTCCTGCTGTTGGTTCGACTGTATGACTACCTATTAGTGTATATGTTATTGGGGATGAACTAATAGGGGGGTTCAATGTAGTATAATTAAGTGTAGAACAAGTAATTTCATGCGTTGAATGCAAATCGGTTTCAAGTATAATTCCCGCTATGCTATCTGTTGATAGGGTTAAACCGTTGGTTGTATCCCCTGTTATTAGTTTGGCATGTAGCACTTCGTATCCTGCAACGTCCATATCGGCTGTTAGTGGATTAGTTAGGCCTTTGTCTTCGATGTCGTTTATTTGAACTTGCAAGTTGTTGATTCTTGTTGATAAATTGAAACTCATGCTTATTATATTATAATATTATATAATATATTATTGATGAAAAAAGTAATATCTAACATTAAAAAGAGCCCACTTGATGATTCAGAAATTAGGGCATATTTAGGCGATGTTCCTATAATTTCTTATTCTAAATTCGGCGAGATTAGTGATATAATGCAAGAATTCAAAAAATGCCCTGTTATTGTGTTCCTTTATGAAACATCTATAAACCGCGGACATTGGGTTGCCTTACATTATCTAGATAATGCGATTTATTTTTTCGATTCATATGGTGACCCTATTGATTCCCAATTACTTTATAACACTAATTCAGAAAATTATGATTTAGGGCAGAACCGCCCTTATTTAAGTATGTTGCTTAATAAAACCCCTTGCGATGTCTGGTATAATGATATTAAGTATCAAGCCGAAGGCAGTAATATTAATACTTGTGGCAGATGGGTAATTTTATATTTGCTTTCTAAAAAATCATTGCTTGATTTTGCTTCTACTATGACAAAACTTAAAAAAGAAGCAAAATTGCCTTTTGACGATATAGTAAGCATTATTATTAACACTACAAAATAATAATATCTAATATTACTAATCTTCAATAAATATAATTAATCTCAATAAATAATATAATATTATAGTATATATTGATATTATGTTAGAAGGTTCGGCTTTGCATGCTGTTATATATAATAAAAAGAAATGGAATTTAGCCGATGCACTTGCTGATTATGAGTCAATGATGGGAAAAAAGAATTTTCATCGAGAAACAGGGGTATCATATCGGTTGCGTGTTATTCCCAAAACAAAATTTAATAAAAGTTCATTTAGGACTAAAAAGTTAAAAGATAAAAGCCTAATATTTGGTGAGTTGCTACCGCAACATAAACATTTATCTATGACTGGTTCGGGATTCTTTAGTAAAATCAAATCAGTTGCGAAAAATGTTGTTTCTAAAATAGCGAGTGTCCCTGGAAAGATTGCGGAACAATTCAGCCGCAGGCACAATTATAATAATACATCCAAAAGAACACTTGATAATCATAAGGATGAAGTTATAGTAAAATTGATTGTTGTCAGAACACCAATTCTTGCTATTCTTGATAAAGTTTTTAATGTTCTTACCTTCGGTTCTTGGGCAAAAGCGAAATCTGAATCAAATTATGATAAAATGTTTCATTTGCAATTGCGTATCAATGATATTCTTGTAGAGAAGAATGAAGTTATAAATATAACTGAAAACTTGCAAAGTATAACAGACAAATCAGAACAGTTAATAGTATCATCATTTCCTAGCATTACTATTGGCGAATTTATGAAGGCTGGCGAGGATTCAATGGGGACTGATTACTGGTTATATAATGCCTTCAAAAACAATTGTCAGAACTTCATCATGGGGTTGTTGTCCGCTAATGGATGCTTGACTGATGAAGCAAAGATTTTCATATATCAACCCGTAGAAGAATTAGTCAAGCGAATTCCAAGGTATATGAACGTAATTGCAAAATCGGCGACTGGTATAGGAGCAGTTGCTAATAGGCTTATGGGAAAAGGCGAAGATGGACGGTTTGAGTTATCTGATACAGGAGGCGTTCCTTGGAATGGTAAATGGAAATTTCTTCATAATAAGCAATATTTTCAAAAGAGAATTGACTATTTACGCAAGAAATATAAAGGATACTATTTAACGAATTATTATCTTAAAGATGTAGATGATGGCACAGGCCATATGAAATATATGAGCAATGTTCGAGCCAATGCCGAGGCTTATGATAGAGCCAACCCGCAAAGTCTCGCCGATGGATTCAAAAATGCGTTCAATGTTATCAAAATGCCTTTAAGTCTAATTCCTGGCGTTGGCCAAGCGTTGGATGTAGCAGATGAAATAATCGGTTCGGGAAATTTTGATGAAGGGATGTTCGGGCATAGCACTCAGAACAGAACAGTATTGCCACCAAGGAAGAAACAAGGAGCGGGCAAAAGATACGAAGAAGCCCATATTGAAGATGGCCGTCATGTATTAGGCCGTTGGGTTGATGATGTCCCAATTAAGCCAAGAAATAATAGGTATGCTTCACAAGAAGAAATTAAGGCAATGAATGGAACCAAATATGACCCCAACGACCATACTGAAGAACTTGCAAGAAACAAAAAATTCTTAGAAGACTTTGCAAAGAATGGTGGGGGCAAAAAGGAACTAACAGAAGATGAAAAACTACTACGCAAGAAAATAATGCAAATCAAGAAAGGAACAAAGCCCGCACTTGAGGGATACCTAATTGACAATGCGACGACATTGCCAGATTTCCGTTCAAAAAATAAAAAAATTGAGGAGGAATTGCAAAGGCTAAAGGCTAAAGGAGTTAGAGATATCAAGGGTATCACTGACAATGATAAATTAGAAAAATTACAATCATTTAATTTTAAACGAGAACTAAAATTCATAGTAGAAAATGCAACAAGAACAACACTATTATCATATATTCTAGAATTGCCAGAATTTCAACCAATAATTCCACCAATCGCCACTAATGAGTTTGGAAGAACCGAAGCCGAACAAATTGAGTATAACATAAGGAAGGCTATTAAGAAGGATTTAATAGAGTTTATCTTGTCGATGCCTGAACTTGCGAAGTTATACATAGCGAAAGAGCCAAAAGTCAAGTTATCAAAGGCTATGTTAGCAAGCCTTGGAATTGTTGGCGTCGAAGGGAAAAAGATTTATGCCAATTGGACTGATGAACAACGAAAAGAAAAAATGGAATCATTGGCTAGAATAGATAGACTAAGCAAAGCGGAAATTGTTAAAACATTGCGAGATATGTATTCCCCCGAACAATTGCGGAAATTAGGCATTAGGATATCAAAGAGTATCGAAGACTTGAAATTTGATATTGCAAGTTCGGGTATTCCTAATATTTTTTGAATTATAATTATAAAAAAATATTTATACTATATAGATAATGTCATTAAATTTAAATGGCTTTGGGCGGAAAGTCGCTTATGTTGTAGATAATAAGAAGATGACAAAAAGCGTTGTATCAGTCGATGAAGGCACTGAAGGCTTGCCTTGCGTTTCTATTGAGAAGGGCAAATTCGCTTATAAAATTGACCCTGATGCGAAAGAAAGGCAAACAATGTTCTTATGTGGTTCGGCTGGTTCTGGCAAAAGTTATTATTTAGCCCAAGTAGTAAAACAATATAAAAAAATATATCCTGACAACAAGATATTTCTTTTTAGTGAGTCAGAATTTGACCCTATACTTGAAGATATAACTGATATTAAGAGAATTAATATTGAAGGCTTACATGAGCAACCTATAGAATGGAATGCATTTTCTAAATGTCTTGTCTGTTTTGATGATATTGATGCTTTGGTTGGTAAAGATGGTAAAGCAATTTATGCACTTCGTGATAAATTACTTAAGAACTCGCGCAAATTTGAAGTAAGTGTCATCACTACTAATCATAACGCGACTGACTTAAAACTTAAAAGTGTTTTGAATGAGAGCGATGTTATTGTTTTTTTTCTATCTAATTATAATAGAAGTCTAAAATACTTACTTGAGCAATACTTAGGGTTAAACAAGCAAGGCATTAAAAGGCTTCTTAATTGCACTGGACGGGCTACAACCTTTGTAAAAAGTTATCCTAATTGTGTTATAACTGAGAAAGAAGTATTCACTACAAAATACTTAAACAATTGTTAAAGCACCATGTAAAATTTTACGGGAATTTTACGGGAATTTTGCGGGAAAAAGTGGGGATTTCTTCGGGAAAATGGCGGAGATTTACGGGAAAAAGTGGGAAATAGGGCGAGATTGAGGGTATAGCCTTAATGTGGCGTGCCATTTTGGCATAATTAATAAAAATAAAATAAGTCCGAAAGTTTCGGCATATTTTATTTGTATTATTAGGGTTTAGGTTGCGTTTAAATGCGAAGTTTTCTTTTGACATTTTGCATGCCTTCGGCGTCTTTATGCTTTTGGGTGGCGTTGTGTTTTTTTATATAGGTATTAGCATACCAATCTCGACAACAAGGGCAATATGTATAATTTTTTAGGCTATAATCTATTCTTTTTTGGTTGGCTATGTAATACAAACATAATTTCCTTTCTTGGGGACTCGCTGGGATTAATGGCGAGAAATCCGTTATGCTTGGGTCGGTATAATACTTATCATATGTTTGCTTAGCAAATTTGTCGGTTAGACTCATTACTATTCTTTTAGTAATCTTTATTACTTTATATTATCTTTTAATAGGTTCTCTTTAAATGGTATAATTAGTATAATTAAGAATTATTAATTACATTACCAAGTAATCGGGCCACATGCACTACACCAATTCTTTTGGCAATAGTATTTTTCTTTATAGTCAAACCAAATTTCCTTAAATTTCTTCTCTTTGTCTATATCATCAAGCGGGATTTTGCTATCTAATAAGCATAACTCTTTAATATGTTCAGGAATTTCGGCGAATTTTGCTTTTCTTTTCATAATTTCATCACTTTCATCATCATCATCTGACTCATTCCAACCATCATCAGAACAAGCAAACCGATTTTTATGTATGTAAGCAATAATTTCATGATTAGGGTTGATTTGCGTGGCGGTTGCTTTCAGTTTCTGTTTCTGTTCTTGTTCTTCTTCGTAATCTTTCCAATATAAGGCTTCGGCTTTGAGATGTTTTTTTGTTTTGAAATGTCTTGTATAATAAGATAGTTTATAAGACTGATTGCAACACTCGCAATAAATCACTTCCGTTGATGGGTTTGAAGTTGTTGATTTGCTCATAATATTTTAGTATTCTTTTATTACTTTATACTATCTTTTATTAGATTTCTTCTAAATGGGAATATTAGTTAAATTAGTTTTAGTCTAATCTTCTTAATATTATCAAAGACTACATGCACTTTTTTGTTTTTTCTAAAATTGTTTTCACCAACACTTCTTGTTTGCCTGCTTTTTGTGCTGTTATTATATCTACCTTCAAAAATAAAATAAGTAAATTCGGCTTTATACATATATGATATGATTGCTATATCATTTGTTATTAGGATACTATCAAATTTACGGGCTTTCATTTCTTGGTAAATATCTATATAATACTGTGTTCCATCAATGTTGTCTAAATGCTTTATATATTGTTCGCAGTTGCTATGGAAATATGGCGGGTCATAGAAGATAAAGGTATTATTTGGAAGCAATGCATAAAATTCTGAAGCGGGTAAATTATAAAATCGGCATCTACTAAAAAAGGCTTGCCATTGTTCCCAATGTTCAATAAAATGCTTGCATTTTTGTAATGCTTTATGCTTATCAAAATAGCTGATGCACATACCTCTGCCAATGAGTTTTATTATTGGGTCTGCGATATCTGTTGCACTTAAACCATTTTCTGGTAGAGAATCAATTATACCTAGATATTCTTTTATTAAATCCAATGAGATATTTTTATAGAAGTTTATAATATCTGTGTTAATATCATTCAGATAATATAATGTATCTGGATTTTTATTAATTTCTGCAATTGCCCGAGTAAATCCGAAAATTCCGCAGAATGGTTCGGCAATTACATCGTAATTTTTCGCAATGATTCGGGAAAGGTTTAAATGTTTTTTCACTTCTCGATACTTATTGCCATCATATGCTAAGATAAATTTATCTAATCGCATTATATTATTATCTGAGATTTTAAATTTTGTTTTTATCGTTATAATAATGTTCATAAGCCAAAAAGAAAATGCCCGCCAAAATTGCTTCCTAATTCCTAACCGAACCCTTAATCCCTACACTAATCCCTTAAATCCCTACACTAATCCCTACTATGTAGCATATATATATTTTAGTAAAGAATATATATATACCCTACCTAAGGGGGGGTTTATATAAGGAATTATGAATATTATAAGCAAAATAAGCAAAAGTAAGGAGCGAGTAAGGAATAAGTAAGGAATAAGTAAGGAATTTTGTAAAACATAAGCAAATCATAAGCAAAAGTATCGAGAGTAAGCATTTTCACTGTTTTTTGAAAATCAGTAAAGTTGGTCTTTTAGTAGTTTTCATTTATACGCCACCGATTGGCGTGAAAAATGCCCTCGTTCCTTACTTACTTACTTAATACATATGTGTCATAGCAAACATAAGCAAAGTTTAACTGTCTCTAAGCGCGATTATAGCATAAAAAAATAATAATTGATAAAGAATTATTATTATTTTAGTAGAAGTAAGGAAGCATTTTCGCCCCAAAATTTCAGTAAAGTATTAAAAGAATTCAATTTAAATCCTTACATGGCGCCGATAAATTAGTCTTCTTCTGTAAAAAACTCGGGGCGTTTGGCTCGAAGAACCTTTTTATACTCGGTTTCTGTTGGAAATACGAACCCTTTATTATGTTTATACCAAGCATCAGGAAATTCGGCTCTTAAATCCTTTGCTAATTTCTGCAACGAAAACCCACCGGCTAATCGGGCGAAGTGTGCATAATTGTTAGCCAATTCTAATAATTCACTTGATTTACAAGTTTGACCATAAAATTCTGCTCTATTTTTGTATAACATATGAATATAAGCGGGGCTTGATAACGAAATTACAAGTTTGCGATAGTTATTTTTAGGAATCTCAATTTGCTTAGGTAAAACCCGAGTTTTTAAAAACCAATCAAACGCTTGTAAAAATTCCTTATTTTCATAACACTCTCGTAATTCATCCGCAATTCCAACATCCATAACAACCTCTGATAAATGATACATGATAAAACGCCTATCAGTTGAATCTAATGCAAATGCAAACTCATTATTAGTAGTAAAAATATAATTTGCATAATCTGCTACATCAACCGAATCAATGCCCTTCGCTTCTTTAGTCATAACTGTTCTTGTTATAATCTCTTTCAATTCATCTCGTAAGTCTTTATTTTTGGCTTTGATTTCATCACCGAAGATAAGCAACTTATCGCAAAATTTAACATTGAAATTCTGGCACAACTCTGAAACGCTTGATGTTTTAGTATCATAACCAATTACTGCACGTATTCCATCAACAAGCGTATTCTTACCAACCCCGTTAGTGTCTGAATACAAAACTATACATTTATTACTTTTTTTGTTAGGATGTTGTCTAATCCAAGCAACCCAATCATAAAATGCGGTTATGTCGCCTTTCATTAAGAACAGTGTTGTATCAACATATTTTTTTATTTCTTTAGGAAAAGCATATTCAACCGTTCTATCTATGCCATCACTTTCAATATTTTCATAGATACATGTTTGCACCCCATCAAGAACGGTATAAATATTTAACTTAGTAATAATATTATCTAATTCATTTTTGGATGTAATATATTTACATCTAATTATGTAATCAAGGGCATACCTGGTTTCGGTATCATATTTGAAACCTTTAAAACTGTTATAAATCCTTTCATTCTCAGATAATGGGGCAAAAGCCATTTTATCATAACTTCGCCTCGTTGGGTCTTCGTTCCAAATATTAAAAAATGAACGCTTGCCTATTTTATAAGGGGCGAGAATAGTGCGAGAGATTGATGTATGGCTTGTTCTTGTTAAATCTCCTGAGTCTGACATCCAATAATAATTCTGTGATTCTACAACGAAAAAAAGCCGTTTCTCTAAATCTTCCTTCATAATTTGATATCTTCCTTCTTCTGAGTCATCTACCTCTTCGGTCTTGTTCCATTTATGCCTCCATTCAATAAAGCCCTCTGGTGAGTCTTCTTTAGCAAGGGCACATAAGCGAGCCATCGGCTTTTCCATAGAGTCGCCCCATTTAAAACTTCGCCATTGTGTCCTAATCGCCCGCTTACCTGGATATTTTCCATTAATCTTTTTTGAGAACTTATCATATATTATTTCATAGTCTTCATTAATTGCTTTTAATACTGAACCAACATATAACCAATCATTAGTATCGTGTGCTCTACGCAATGATAACAAATCTACTAATTCAATAATTTTTTTTTCTTCTTCTGGTATATCTTCATCATCATCACTTTCTGACTCTTTCACTTGCACTTGCAATTCCTTAAATATAGTGATTTGTTTCTTTTGGGTTGCCAACTTCATAATCTCCTTTGGTTCTTGCAATTTTATAATAGCTTCATAATGCAATTTTGTGATGGTAGGCATCATATTTATATCTAATTTAGTATCTATCCATTCGCAAACTTGGCATGTCTGCATATTATCACTTGCGTTATAAAAAATGTCGCAATCTTTAAAGTTTTGGCATCCATTATAATAAGTTGCTTCTTCTTCTGCTTTAAACCAAAAATGATTTTTATAATAGATGTCTTCAGTTCTCTTTGAAAATGAGTCAGTCATACATGCAACTATGTTGTTATTTTGTAAATAATCGCATAAATTTACAAATGGTTTTTCTCCGTCTGTATCAATAACAATATATTTATTGGATGGTCTAATCATTACCTGATTGGCATAATAATTTTCGTATTCACCATTCTTTTGCTTTCTTACACAGGCTCCCTTTTCCCATTTTTTTTCGTTAAGTTCTCGTTCATTTTGCAACTGCACGCATTCTTCTGGGGTTTTGGTTTGCCATCCAGTTTTAGCACCTACATAATCCTTTTTTCCTCCTTCTGGCTTAGAAACATAGACTGCAATGAACCGCATGCTTTCACTACGAACAAACTTTAAGATTGAGACTGCCATTATATAATATAATAAATATAATAAAATTCTTTTTAAATTATTAATTAATAATATAATAAAAGAATTTAATTATTTGCTCTTAAATAAAAGATATTTTGATACCAAATCTCCGCTCCATATCCCGCATACTTCCCTTCAATGTTGGCTTGTTCCATAGTATCCATCTCGACCAAGCCCCCGCTTTATCCAAATTTGCCCAATCTTCTTTGTGATGGCGGGATAGGTATAAAGCCTTCCTCGCCACGTCCTTATGCTTAGTGTAATCCTCATAATCAGAAGCCCCGAAGCGAACTACCTTACAATCTTCATCTACTACATCATACTTTTTCTTCGGATTTTCACTAACAGAAATTAAGTATTCTCTCATATAACAATTATTATTATATTTCTGTTATTTCATTTATCGTAGATGCCCATTTCAAATGTTTCTTAGTCTTCTTATGAGAACTGGAATTGAAATAAGTAAAACTCCCTTTACAAACTGGGCATTCAATTTTCTCGGCAACTTTTTCCTTATTGGTTTCATAAAACTTCTTGTTATAAGGCTTTGAATCATACTTCTTTTTAGGAAGCCCGCTTTTCCAATCCTTAATAAGGGCTTTAGCATTGATAATGTAATCAGGGATATCGACCTCCATTCTACTAATATATATTAATATAAATATATAAAAAATTCTTTAAATATAAAAATAATAATCAAATCAAATCAACCTCTCCAACTTATGCTTCATGATAAACTCCTTCGCAAGGGCGTTAATATCTGCATGCTTAGTATAATTTGCCCGTTGAAACATAATTAATTTAGGCGAGTATCCCAACGCATGCAAGTCATAGTTTTTTAATAAATCAACAGTTCCCATATTTTTAAAGTCTTCGCCAGTTTCATTAAGAAAGCGGATGATGTCAGACATAAGCGATTTATCAGAATGTAAATCACTTCGCTTAAGTTTGCTTAATATTTTTTTTAATTTCTTATACCAAGATATCTGTTTAATTGGTTTAGGTAAGACAGAACGGCCATAATTGCAACTAATTTCAGTAATCCTATTACCATCATCTATAAATAACCCATCTATTTTTAATAATTTTGCATTATGTAAATTTTTACTTGTTATTTTTTCGCCAGGCTTAAATTTCTTCTTTGTCTTTTCATCTTCTATTTTTACTTCTACTAATACAACGCCTTTCTCTTTCATTTTATCTAAAACATCGCAAAATTTAGCAAAAGTCGGCACTTCATTCGCTTCAAGGTCGATGTCCCCATAATACCAAAGGCCAGGAATGGTATAACTCCCTATACTATGCGGTTTTATTTTTCCCGCTTTAAAAATGTTAATAAATGTATGTTCATTATACTTATGTTCTGCCATATATAACCATTAAATTAAATTAATAATTCGCTCAACCCTATCATTATAATTTTGGTTCATAAAATTCGTTTCTAATTTTTGGGCGTTTTCTAATGCTTTTAGAAATCTTATTCTTCGTTCCCTTTGCACTTCTGGAACTCTTGCAGTTCTTGGATTAGCCCCATATAATGATAATAATAACCCATTTGCTAGGTTTTCACGCTTTGCTTGAACTTCTGCTGGTGTATATTTAAGCAATTCATTATACTTATTAAGAATATCTTGCATAATAGCAGTTCTATCAGCGATTAATGTTGAATTATCATTATTTGCAACATCATATTTAGCAATATATCCCGCATATTTCGCAGCGACATCTACAGCCTTTGTGTTTTCATCTTCGGACAATTTCAATAATTGAGGCATTGCGTGCGGATTCCATCTATCCCTAACACTCATTTGCACTAATTCCTTTGGGGTATATCTTACTTCTTCTTGTGCGGGAGGTATCCTTGATGCTAATTCAATTGCAGAGGCATAAATAGGGTTCAAAACATCAAGGCTTGAATCATTAAAAACTAGGTTTGCATCTCCTGATGGAATAGGTAATGGCGTCCGTTCTCTTTCTTCCTTTCTTAGTTGGCGTGTAAATCTCCTTTTTGTGGTTGCTATACTTGCCTTTTCAGTGATAGTTGGTGCATACATAGAAATAATTTTTTCAACTAATTTCAACCTATCATCTGTATTAGTTGGTCTCCATCCTATAATTTCCGCTGAATCTCGTGCAAAACTTGCAATCCAAGAAGTGCCAACAGTGGCATTTGACAAAATTTTTCTTACTGTATCAAAACTCATAAAGTCTTTGATTTGGTTATATGTAATTTCAGAAAGTGTTTTAGACAATAACTGTTTTTGCATTACCAAAAAAATTCCAAGGCTAGATATAAGTTGATTTATATGTTGCAATGCAAAAGTCTTGGGTTTAGTATCTGTAAATTGCTTAATAAATACTGTATAATCATAACAAATCTTATTAATTACATCTTCAAGAGAGTATAATTTATTCTTTAGAGTTTCTGCTACTTCGCTTTTTGTCTTAGGCGAAATAATAATTTTTGCAAGAGTGTTCCACTCAGTAAGAATTGCCCCATTATCTAATACCTTTTTGCCACTCTGAATATCTGGTGTTGGTTTATCTGCTATTCCCTTTATATCCTGAAGTTTAACAGTTAAATTCATTGCTAATTTATCAAATGTATTATTAGCATCTTCAGTATTAACTTCATTGAAAAAATTATCTTGTTTTGCAGTGCCACTCCATACTTGAGCCTGAGATAAAAACTGATTATGTATTTTATCTGTAATCATTTTTTCAGTATTAGCCATTTCCGCATTCTGCATAGCCCTTAATGTTTTCATTATAATATGCTATATATATTATTAATATAATATAATTATTATAATTATTTAGGACTATATAAGCCTTCTGCTTTAACAATCTTACTCGCTTCTATCATACTAACACCTCGCTTCTTCATAATATCTTTCACAATACCAGCCCTAACTGAACGGCCACCGCCACCAGACCGGCCACCACCAGAACGGCCACCTCCAGATTCTCCACCGCCAGAGTATCCCATCCCAGACATTGAAGAAGAATGCATTTCTGATTGAGGGATTAGATGCACTTTTTTACTTCCAGTGGGACGACCTCGTTTTTTCTTGCCCGCACCTATCCCATCAAGAACAGCACTCGCCATTTGAGCCCGTTTGTCGGGTATAACCCTTAAAACTTCTCGAGCCATTCCCGCAACAGGTTTAACAACAGACATAAAACCTTGGCCAATATCAGAAAGCCAATTGCCACCTTCTCGTTCAATATTTGCGACTTCAAGTTTGCTTTGGCTTGTCTTCTTATATCTATGTTGTCCATTTATGCCCCCACCAATTGGACGGGAAAGCATACCTCCCCCTTCAATACTTCCATCAACCCCATCAGATTTTTCTTCACCTCCTGATGCATCCATACTTGAAGCAAACCCGCCTCTTCCTTTCATATGTCCTTTTTTATGTTTGCTTAAATGATGTTGGTATAATGCATTAGACAAATGTTCAATAAAACCCCCAGACAAGCCTTCGCCAACAAGACTGCTTCGTTTAATATATTCCTCATTGGCTTTCAAAATTTGCTTAGCAATTGTGCGATTATACTCGTTATCATATGGCATATTCCTTATATTATATTATAATATAATATAATTTATATTTTCCATATTTAATTTAAATTCGTTGAATAGTAGGCGTTCCACCGATTGGAATTTGCACCTCGCCCGCAACATCTCTTATTATAGTTATACCGCAACAAGCAAAACGAGAACAGCGCGAATTATAACATAATTTCAAAGCCAAAACAATAATTGCGGTTCCTGAACCTATTAAGAGAGTTGTTGTTGTTGAGTCCATATATAATATTATGCAACTTTAGTTAAATAATTAATTACGAATGTCGAAGTATCAGTATTAACTGTGCTAAAAAGTGAAACAGTAGTTGTAATTGGACCAATAGCCGCCGTAGTAGCACCTAATATTACATTAATGCTTCCTGGAACTCCTCCGACAACAGTTCTTGTTATGCTTGTAATCTGACTTAGTCCAGAACTATAACCTGGCAAGTCAGAGACAACAGTTCCCGCTTGCAAAGTAAAAGTGGCGCTATACGCTTTAACATTATTAGTTAATCCAAGTTCTCGATTTGACATTATACTTATAATTAATATAAATATTTTTATTTTATAATTATAATTATAATTTATTATTTTTTACAACAGTCTTGCATCTACTCTTTTCTTGCCATATCCAAGAGCCCCAAGCGATGCAGCGGCAGCCTGAGCATACTTATTTTCTGGCAAAAGTTCAAGGCCTTTCTTAGCAAGTGGGGCAACCTTTGCCGCTAGTGATTTAATACTGTCAAAAATACCTCCACCAGATGAACCACCACCAATAAGACGGGACAAATCACTGCTTGAATGTGTTTCTTGTTCTGATGCATCAAGAACCATCTGTTTTGTTAAGATTCCGGTATAAGTCGAACTTGTGCCACGTTCGCAAACAAACACGCCGGAATTCATGGTAATAAGCACAATCTCCGGATTAACCAATTCTTGCGAAGACTGATTCGCAACATTCAACACAATATTCAGAACGAAATTACCGAGGCTTCCGCAAGAATAATAGCTCTCAGAAAGCTGCACGTGGCGAGCCATATCCAAGCAAATTAAGCTTCCGCTGAGAGGAGTTGCAACACTTGAATTTGCAACACTTGAATAACTATTAGCAAATCCGCTAAACTCAAGCCAAGACTGATTTGAACCTGCTTCAATAGACATTCGATATAAATCCTGTTGAGTTGCGGATGCAAGAATACCTGAACTGTTGTTCCAATTCAAACTTATGCTATTAATAACAGCAAACGCATCAGCATCGCCGCATGTCTGAGTACTCATATTTTTTCTTACAAAAATAATGAGTTTATCTGGAACACAGTTAAGGCTTATACTACTGGTTCGCATCTGAGTAAAACTTAGTTGTTGTGGAACACCGACGGCTGCCGCAGCACATGCCGGCAAATTTGCGTTATATGTAGTAAGATACCTTGGCAACTCATAATAAGGAGTTATGCATTTTACGGGGAGCATCTGGTCAGAATGACAAGTCAAGAAAGTCATTAACAACTTGCTTCCAGAAAAGGCAACTGGAGAAACAGAAGCATAAGAAACACCATCAAGCATTTTCCTCGATGAACGCCAAACACGCGCACCTGAGCCGATGTTGAAAACAAAATTCAAGTTCTGAATACCTACCATTGCACCGTTGTTATGCCCCGAATTGTAAAACATAAAAGGGCTTAGAAGTAGAGGTTCAGTGCATGTAAAAGTTATGAATACAGTTTGCGAAATACCAGTGCTTACAACTGGAGCATTAACTGCACCAGTCTGAGTAGTAGAAACTCGGTCAAGAACCCAAGAACCACGAGAAACATAGTCATTATCCATTGAACCATTCTGATAACCACCAAGAACGTTATTCGTTGCAAAAACACCGTCAGCATAGTTATAATAAGTGTCAAACTGAGTCGGAGTTGTTCCATTAAATCGTGCAAGGCTTCGCTTATCATTCATACGAAGAATTGGGGCTAGGACGTCCCGCATATTACAACTTACGCTGTTATTATTTACTGTAGAACTCATAACTGAAACGAGTTGATGCAATGGAAAAGGAGCAAGTGCATCAGTCAAGCCATAATTAATTAGGTATTCGCCTACTGGAGGAATTCCTGTAATAGCAAGTTGAACAGTGGATTGCCACAAAATCGTTCGGTCTAAAAGCGTTTCAAGGCTCGGGCACTGGACATTGAACGTATGCGAACTTGTGCTCTGTGAAACTGCGTTATACTGAGACTGCGTAATATTGGCACCGCCTTTCTGGACTGCATAGCCGATTTTATCGGTAATGTTTGCTATTCTGTCATCAGTTGCTAATACGGCATTAAAATCGCTCATTATACTTATACTATTATGAAATATAAAAATTTTATAAAAATATAAAAATAATTTTAATAATTCATAAACAAAAATTATTAACTATAATCTGAAGCGTTCCACGATTTCTTTCTGAACAGAAGTTTAACACTTGCTGAACAACCTGAAGCAAGTTGAATAGGATAACTATTTCCATAATAATCAATCCAAAACACTGCGAGTTGGATTCCACTCAAAACGTTATCCCCATATAAATCAGTCATTCTATATTCACATGACGGGGTATAAGTAATATTTGGGCAATACGTGTTTAAAGCCGAGAATGGCACTTCAAAATCTGTCAAAATAGGCGAAATGTTCGAGTTATTACCGCCTGAAAGGTTAGCACCTTGAGGACTATTATAAATTTTGGGAAGTGAAACATTTTCTGGAACAACTGGAAGCAATGAAGTTGTAAAACTAATTTTCGCTATAGGGTTCCATAGGGCACACGTCGAAAATTCAGAATAGCATTGTAAAGCGGTATATCCTGGAAGTGTTAGCAAATTTGCCCCGTTTTGGTTTGCGACAACAAGTTTATAATTTTCGCCTTGTGTTATGTTTTGGTAGCCAAAATTGATATAATTGAAAGCCGAGAATAATGTTTGCATTGGACTATTGAAATATATTTCAATAGGGTCAGTTAATGCATTATCATAACCTGCTTGGTCGGCGTCTATAATGTAATTTAGACTCTCTGGTATGAACTCCATAAAAGGCGGGTTCAAACTTGGTAATGCACCTAATCCTAAGCCTGTTGCTACTCCTTGCAATCCTATAACCGCAAGTTTAAAGGCTTGGTTAATCATATAAATCCATTGTTGATAAGCCATTACATAATAATATTCACTTGAAACATCTTGAACAAATAGCGGAGGTTCGGCTTCTCTTACGCTTCTATTGAATGAAACATAAGGGATGTATTGCTGAAATGTTGCGGTCTTATATGTAAGTGTTATACTATAAATCAGTTTGTTCTTGTCTGGTTGTCCTACTATAACCTGAGGCAAGAACTTCGGAAGTGTTGGGGTCTGAATAGAAAACCGCACTACACTCATGCAATAAGACTCTGGGGCTGTCAAATAGGGCGAGTTTCGAACTTCCAAAAAAGACAAGGGGACTGCTTGACTTAATCCCGTAGTATCATTATTAACCATATCAAGGTTATAATAAACATGATAGGGATTTGAAGGCGAATATTTACCTAATGTTTGCACTGACTTCATAATTAGTTATATTATAATATAATATAATATAATAAATTATGAAAAAATGGCGATTATCTAAATCAAAATGGCAATTATCTAATTAAAAAAGGCAATTATCTAAAATGTCGGGCAAAATATCCATTAGATAACTAACGCCCCATGTAAATATTTTAAAATATTTACATGGGGCGTTAGATATTTGCAAAATATCTAATCAAATTGATTAGATAATGATGACTAATTATGATGACTAACTCTTAAATTAAGCAATCTATCTTGTATTCACAAATCCTTATAAGCCTATTGATAGGAATAAACACATATTCCCTATTGTTTCCTTTCATTCCTATTCTATCCTCACTTTCAAACATTCGCCTTTCAAAATTAGCGAACTCATCGGGATTATACCTAATATAATATAAACCATCAGTAAAATCAAATAAGAAGACTTGTTCGCATTTACTGTATAACTTGCCTGATGGAAGCATAGTTGTATTATAGTTTTTGCTTGAACATTTACGGCTTTTGAGTTCATAATATGTTTGCCCATCAAAAAAATCA